CTTCAATCCAATCATTTTTGCTTTTATACTTAGCTGGATCTACCATTCCCAGGGCAAACCATTCGTTTTCGATGATTGAATTATAATCATCTTGTTCCCAGATCATTTCCTATTCCCAAAGGCTATTTTTAATCAGTATTTAATGAAACATAAGTATCAAGGGGGTACGTTTAAAAAAGACATTTAATTAACTTGCAGAATTTTTAAACTTGGGTACTTTTATTATTAGTGCCCGGGTTATTTGAGACCCGCCGCCATCCAAAGTAACAAAAAGATTTGGATATTACAAATAAATATTAATACTTGAACTGAAAAATAATTTTAATACCGGAACAGTAATAAATGCAAATAGATCAAATTTTTGCTTTTATTATAATAGTTATAATTCTTATAATTATCTATGTTTTATATATCGATAAGTCATAAGGGGAAGTTATAATGCCTACAGTAAAAAGAAATGGGAAATATTTCTGGGGATCAGTTGGTCCCTTCGATACCAAAGCAAAAGCCGATGCAGCCGGGCGCGCAATCCTTGCTAAAAAACATGCGAACACGGACCATAAGAAATGAAAAAGAAAACTGCAACACAAAAGACCAATGCGAATGGTAAACGGGGCAAAGCTCAAAATAAACAGAAAACCCTAGCTAAAGAATTACTATTAATTGAAAATGAAACATCTTTAGTTAATGGTGAATATCCACATGTTTTAAAAACAGAAGCCCAAAAATTGTATTATGATGTATTATTGGAAAGTTGTCAAAGTATGTCAATTCTATTTCATAACTCAGATAAATTTCGTGTGGCCACTGTTGCCCGGTTAATGTCAATTTGTGACGATCTATTAAATGATACTGATGATATTTGGATTATTAAAGAACAAAATGGTAATACATTACAAATAAATGAAAAAATCAATCCTAGACTTATTATATATATTCAATTAGATAAACGAATCGATTCTAAATTAAAAGATTTAGGACTCACACCACAAATCAGAGCCGATATATTACAAAAAGTAAGTACTCTATTATCTGATGATGTCATTGATAATAAAACAGCACAATCAAATGACCAGGGACCAAAACTTGAGTCATTTATAGGTAAACATAAAGTTAAGGCGAAATCATGAAAAAACTATTATTACTCTTTACATGCGCTTTTATGCTTAATGCCTGTAATTCAGTGAAAACAGTAAATACAGATCCAAAGGCTAGATATAATTTAGCAGCTGAAACAGTGGCAAGTGTAATGCGAACACTAAAACATCTTAGAGAAACTAAAGTTATTAAAAATGATAATAATTGGAAAAGAATTAAAATCGTTACCAAATCAACAATGGATGCATTCAAAGATTGGGGGGATGCAGTGAAGATAAATAAAAAGGTTCCGGATATCGAGAAACTAGCGATGGATGGATTAAAAGCACTTCAGGAGATAAAATTAACATATGAGTAATTCAAAAGAACAATTAACTGATTTAATGGGAATCGTTAGTGATGCACTTGGTTTAATACAAGTCGGTGTCCCGGTTGCCCGTGAAGCATTTCATATTATACAAATAGCTAAAGTATTAGCGCAACGTGTAAAGAATGGTGAAGAAATCACAGATGAAGAAATTGAAGCCGCAACAAAATTAGTTCAAGATGCCGGGAATGATTATTAAATACTGATTAAAAATAGCCTTTGGGAATAGGAAATGATCTGGGAACAAGATGATTATAATTCAATCATCGAAAACGAATGGTTTGCCCTGGGAATGGTAGATCCAGCTAAGTATAAAAGCAAAAATGATTGGATTGAAGCGCTCACGCATGAGCGCGAAGTAAAAGACCTTATTTATAAAATTCGTCGTGATGATGCACAAAATAACAAGTACTATGATGCACGAAACGGAATTCATAAATATAATCCGGGGTATTCGCCCATTCCCTGGAATGAAGCACAAGATACTGCATTTTCTATATTAGGTCGCCCAGAATGCAAATATATGTATTCGCCCCTGGATACTGATAATATCGATGATTTCTATTTTGATCATGAAGTTGCTGATGATTGGTGTTTTTGGATAGAAAATTTTATAATGCATGTTGAGGGTAATTTATCAAATGAACTGGTACTCTTAACAATTGAACAAAGGGCATTCTATCGAAATCTATTTGGTTGGAAAAATAAACGTAATAGCTACAGGCGCTATTCAGAAGTGTTTAAATATATTCCGCGTAAGAACTCTAAAACCTTTGATTTAGCTGCTTTAGCTATAGGGATATTGATTTTAGATGGTGAAGGTGGATGTAAGATTGTTTCAGTGGCCACTTGCCTAGATCAGGCTAAATATGCTTTTGAACCAGCGCGCCAGATCCTTATCAAAGATAGAGAACTTAAAATTTGTGGTGGAATGCTGGCCAATAATTTCAAAGTCTATAAAGCATCTATTACAGCTAATAATGATAATGATGTATTTAAACCATTAGCCTTTGCAGATAGTTCAGCACACGGTGGTAATTTTCATGTATCGATATTAGATGAAGTTCATGAAATGGTAGATGATACTATGTATAATGTTTGTGTAACTAGCCAGGGTGCCCGGTTACAACCATTAATCGTTATGATCACAACAGCCGCAACTTCTGAAGAAAATTTTTGTAATCGCAAACTATCACAAGCAAAGAAAGTTTGTAGACTAAAACAACTCGATGACGAATTTTTACCAATTCTTTATTATGCAAATCCGGTTGAGTTTGAGGATGATTGGCATGATGAAAATGTACACAAGCGCGTGAACCCAATGTATGGATTGGCCAAGACTGAACGCTATATGAAAAAGATGTGGACCAATGCTAAAAATGATCCACATTTCGAAAACACCTTTAAACGGCTCGATTTGAATTGGATTACTGCAAGTCTGATATCTGCATTTAATTCTGTTGCATTCAACAATTGTATTAAGAAACTAAAAGCAACTGAATACAAAATGATACTCACACAGGAAGTACCAAACTTTCTATTAGGTAAGAAATGCTATGCTGGATTGGATCTTGCCGGTAAAAATGACTTATGCGCCCTTACACTGGATTTTCCAGAATCAAAATATGTTTTATCTTGGTCATTTACGCCACGCCAGAACAAAAAGATTAAAGATAAAGAACGCTTTGTTCATAGGCTTAATTTTTGTGGTGAAGAAATAATCGATTTTAGAGATCTACGGGAACAACTATTAAAAATCATGAAATATTTTGATGTAATTGAACTTGGATTCGATATTCGCTTTGCAACCGAACTTATACAACGTATTGAGGAAGAAACCAAAATTAGCGTTTGTGAAGTACCCCAATCATCCAAATACATGAATGAACCAATTCGCATAGCCATCGATGATATTCAGGATGAAAGCATAATGCATAATGGTTGTATACTCTTTGCTTGGCAAATTAGCAACTGTCAACTAAAAGAAGATGCACACGAATGTTTTATAATACAGAAACCCGGGAGCAATAGCCCTTGTAAAATTGATGCTGCTGCTGCCTGGATGAATGCAAGAGCCTTAAAATTGGCAAATGCTGATGATGATCAATTAATTAAACGTTATGAAGAAACCGGAAGCTATTTCTAAAAAAAAAGCCCGGCTAGGGGACCGGGCAGAAGGTACTATGCACATAGTAAGACCCTATATTAATGGTTATTAGATCTAAAATCAAGGAAGTTTGTATATATTAACTAATGTTCTATATTATAATAACTTTGAATTTACGATAGGATTTTCACTCAGTAGACAATTTAATAAGAGAAGATAATGCTGCCCTTTATTGATACCTTTAGCGGCTTATTTAGTTCAATCAATGAACGAATAAACTCAGACACAATTAAATTCGAACAATCCCTACATGGGCCTGTTACCTGGTTATCCAACGTTGGTTGGAATGAAGGTAGTGGTTCCAGCTTCCAACAACTCAATTATAATCATACAAGACAATTAGCCCAATCCGGAACATCAATTAATGGTAAGATAGCTAGTACATTATCGGCATTTTGGGCTTGTACTCATATGATCAGTTCAGATATTGCTAAACTACCATTAAATATTTATGAACTTGATTCCCGGGATAATAGAGTAAAACGAAACAACCATCCACTATGGAAAGTGATTTCTTTATCTCCAGATGGACAAATGACAAGCCAGGAATTCTGGGAAGCATTTATACTTCATACTTTAGTTTGGGGTAATGGTGAAGCCTTAATAGGGCCGCGTGATCCAAGCAATGGCCAGATTAATCAAATGGAATTAATACATCCAAATCTGGTTAACATACGGAAAGTAAAGGGAATAAGATTTTATGAAATATTTCCTTCAGTTGATGATCTTAAAGCCCAAAGAAACAAAATCCGCGATGTTTCACAAGAACAAATGCTACATCTACATGGTCCAGGTGATGGATTTAGTGGATGGCCAATAGCTAACTTTGCAAAAGAAGCATTAGGAATAACGCTTTCACTCCAGGAACTTCAAGCATCATTATTTAGTAATGGAATGTCACTTGGTGGAACGTTAACCACTAAAGAAGAATTAGATCCAATTCACCGGAAAAATATGGCCAAAGAATGGACTCAAACACATGGTGGTGCAGCAAATCGTAACAAAGTTGCAGTGTTGGATAAGTCTATTGAATATCAACAGTTCAATGATAAAGCTGTTGATGCAGAAGTTTTAGAATCACGTAAATTTCAGCTTTTAGAAGTGGCCCGTTTCTTTAGAGTACCACCACACAAACTAGGTATTACAGATGCAGCTACATTAAACAATATTGAGCAAGAAAATATTAAATATGTGACTGAAACACTTAGTCCTTGGATTATCCGGATTCAAAAGCTTATTAGTTTTCGTTTATTTGCCCCTGGTTCTAGATTCTTTGCTGAATTCGATACTAAACAGTTAACGCTTGCAGATTCGAATACACGAATGAACTTTTGGGTTAGTGGTATTGCTTCAGGAATGGCTACACCAAATCAAGCAGCACAAGATTTTGATTTGCCTACATATCCAGATGGTAATGAACATTATATACCATCGAATAATCTTCAGCCGGTTAAAGTTGCTAATATGAGTGTTGAAAAAGCTGAATTAGCAATGCAAGCAATGGAACTTGGATTAGATGGCCAAGAACAAGCTAATAAAAATATGGCCAATGAAAATAATACAGATCATGGTTCAGATCATGGTTCAAAGGAAGAAAAACCAAAAGATAAGCCACAAAATGAATCTAAAACTCTAGAATTCAATCAAGCGGCCATGATCAGCATTTTTACATATCGTTCATTAATCGAAGCACAATTAAAACAGTGCATTAATAAAGAAAAAGCATTCCATGAACGCCGGGCAAAGAACAAAGCTAAACTTGGTGATGATTATGATAGCTCGATGGATGATGAAAAGATTACTCGCTTCTATACTGAACAAAAATCCTATTTACGCGATTGTTTAGTTACATATTTTGAAGTTCTTAATATGCCAGAACCACAAGGTTTTATAAATAAATGGACTAACTGGCAAGAAATCGAAAACTGGCCAGAACAAAAAGCATTCCTAATAGCCAATGATATGATCAAGTATTATTGCGGTGTAGAAGATTGGCCAGATGGTGAATATGAATATGATGATCCGGAAGCCAAAGAAAGCAGAATCTTACTTTTAGAGAATGGGATTTTGAAATGCAATTAATCAAACGCCGAAAAATTAAACCAAAATATAATCGCTTTTCTGTATATCAATTGCCACCTAAACCGAAAGATGGCATTGATGGTAAACCAGGAATTGAGGGAAAACCGGGTGAAGTAGGGGCGCCCGGACTTTCTGTTATTGATGCATTTCAAGTTGATGATAAATCATTCAAGCTAAAATTTAGTAACGGCCAATTTTCTCAAAAACTCGATTTGCCAGTACCTGAATCACGCCCTGGTGTTAATGGAAAAGATGGTGATAATGGTAAACCAGGAAACCCGGGCAAACCAGGGACCCATGCACCAACAATTGTAGATATTCAAGCATTTTCAAGGCGGGTTATTTTTAAGTTTTCAGATGGTAGTGAAATAGCCGTTCCATTACGATTTCCAGCCGGTGATGCTAACAATCCTGCATTAGGATTTGGCGGAAGTGAACCAACAGTTCGTGATATTATAGGTGTTGGTGCAATTTCAGTTGAAGATCGACACGGTATATTTTTTATCAGTGTAGAAAATGATGATACAATTGGACTACCATATTATTTTGTTAAATCAGATCTAACTGTTACTATTCCAAAATTTCGCCAGCATTTAACAGTTGGTGATTTAACAATTGAAGGTGAAATGATTGTTGAAGGGGAATTGCAGGTAATCTAATGCCAAAAGAGGGAACATTTCAATTATTAGGTCAACCAAACCCAGATGTGGCCGATATCAACAAAGGGCGTATTTTTTGGAATACTATTACTGATACATTTCAACAGATTGATGAAAATGGTGTCATTAAAGATTTAACCAGTGAAAACCCAGCTGGCAATAATACCAATATTCAATTTAATAATCTTGGGGCATTGGGTGGTTCTGATACGTTTGTATTTGATGGAACTGCTGTTGGTATAGGTACGCTTACACCAGATACATCATCATTACTAGATTTAACGTCTACCACACGCGGTTTTTTGATGCCGGTAATGACTACTATACAACGTGATTTAATACCAAGTCCTGCAACTGGATTAGAAATCTATAATATAACTGAAGCTGAACCCGAATTTTTTAATGGGTCTATTTGGCTTAATACTGGTGGAACTGCTGCTGGTGGTTCTAATACACAATTACAATATAATAATAATGGTGCATTTGCTGGTATATCAGAAATTACCACTGATGGAAATGATTTATTTTTACTAGATTTCACAAAAATCAATTTTGGTACAGGTAATGATTTACAAGTTTCAGGTGGATCTAGTGCATTGATAGAAAATTTTACCGGTAATTTTAATATTTTTAATAATAATAATACTGGTGATTTAATTCTGCGGAATTCATCAACAAGTCAAGATGTTATTGCTCGTTTGGGTACTGATACCGGAACAACTACATTTAATGTACAAAATGGTTCAGGGGTTCAACAATTTAGTGTGGGTGGAGATGGTAAAGTTGCTGCGGGTGCTAATCCTGAAGCAAGTGCATTATTAACACTTGGTTCTACTAATTCAGGCTTTTTAATGACGCGTATGACAACCATACAACGCGATTTAATATTAAGCCCCGCAACCGGGTTAGAAATTTATAATTTAACTACTAATGAACCTGAATTTTTTGATGGTTTAGCCTGGATAACAACAGGCGGAACCGCTCCGGGTGGTGCTGATACTCAAATTCAATATAATAATGCTGGTGCATTTGGTGGTATATCAGGTATTACAACTGACGGCTTTAATCTGGATTTCGTAAATGCCGCTCAGGCAAGATTTGGCGCAGGAAATGATCTAACTATCCAGCATACTAGCGCAGAGGCTCAAATAAGAAACAACACTGGAAAGCTAATTATTATCAACAGTAGCGGGGATGATTTCAAGCTTCAAGGCGGTAATGCCGACCAGATATTCCAACTTGGAACCATAGATGGTTCACACGCAGTAAGAATACAAAACGGCAGCAATACAGATCTGTTGATTGTGGATAGTGCTGGTAAAGTTGGTATGGGAACTATTCCAGATGCAAGCGCATTATTAACACTTGGTTCTACTACTTCCGGATTTTTAATGCCAGTGATGACAACAATACAACGTGATTTAATACCATTACCCGCAACCGGATTAGAAATTTATAATATAACTACTAATGAACCTGAATTTTTTGATGGTGTGGCCTGGATCACAACAGGCGGAACCGCTCCGGGTGGTGCTGATACTCAATTACAATTTAATAATAGTGGTGCATTTGGTGGTATATCAGGTGTTACAACTAATGGAACAAATTTATTTTTTGCGGATAATATTACAGCAAATTTTGGAACAAGTAATGATTTACAGATTGTACATGATGGATTCGATACATTTATTACAAATAATGCCGGTAGTTTTAATTTTATTCAAAGTGCTTCTGGTGATATGTTTTTTCAAAATTCTGGAACAACTAATTTTATTATTTTTGAATTGGGTTCTACAACCAATACAACAGAATTTGCAGTTAAAAATTCAACATTAACTGATTTATTTACTGTTGCCGGTGATGGTGTTGTTGGTGTCGGGGCAAACCAAGAAATAAAAATTCAACATAGTACTGATTCTTCAATCACAAATACAACCGGTGAATTACAAGTAATACAATTAGACAATGAAAATATCGTAGTGCGATTAGGTCCAACATCATCAGGAAATTTAGTTATACAAAATTCAGCAACTGGTGAAGTCATCCGGGTTACTGATTTTGGAGAAGTGGGTATAGGAACAAGTACCCCTAAATCAATATTACATCTAAATGAAGGCCCAACACTTATAACGCCAGTACTTGGTACACTATTTACAATTGAAAACAATTCTGATGATTCCTTGATGTCAATTTTAGGTGAAAATCAAAAAGGAATATTTTTTGGTGATCTTGCTGATAATAATGATGGTTCTATAATTTTTGACGCAATACCAAGCGGCTTTGAATTTAGAACTGGTGGTGGGTTACTTGCTGTTTCGATTGATGCCAATCTGGATATGAATTTTCCTGATAATAATCGAGCACAATTTGGGGCTGAAGCTGATTTAGCAATATTCCATAATGGTACTGATTCATTAGTAGAAAATTTTACAAATACTTTTTTAGTATTAAATAGTAGCGCTGCTGGTGATTTACGTTTACAAAATAATGCTGTAACTGGTAAAGTTATTGCAGCATTAGCAACATTAACAAATGCAACTTCTTTTAATGTTCATGATTCTAGTGATGCTGAATTATTGAGTGTTAAAGGTGATGGCGAAGTTCAAATTAGTAAAGGCCCTTTAACCACACCATCAGGTACAACTGGTGTAAGCCTTGCTGTTAATACAGGTACTGGTTCAACTGGTAATGGTGGTGATTTTACTGTTACTGCTGGTGATGGTTTAGTTAATGGTGGTGCTATAGGATTATTTGCCGGTGGTCCAACACAAACCGATACACCCGGGGCAGGAATAGAAATTGCAGGCGGTAACGGAACCGGAACCGGTAGTGGTGGACCCGTTGAACTTGATGGTGGAACACCACTTGGTACAGGTGCTATTGGTAATGTAATTTTACAAGGTGATGGTGGTAATGTTGGTATTAATACAACTGGGCCAAATTCAAAATTAACAATTGTGGAGCAAGATCCAGATCAAATAGGAACTTGGGATATCCAAGTCACAACAGTAAGTATATTATGGGATGGAATAACTTTCGGTAGCGGTTTATTTGTTGCTTGTGGTCAAACAGGGGGAATAATGACCTCTGTTGATGGGAAAGCTCCGTGGACAAGCAGATCAAATCCTGGAAATGCATGGACATCCATAGCCTTCGGTGGTGGTGTATTTGTTGCTGTTGCTTTTAATGGTGCGCCAAGAGCCTCTATATCAACAGATGGTGGTATTACTTTTGTAACAACACCAATCACAAGCAGAAGTTATTCGGGTATAACACACGGTAACGGGGTGTTTGTTGCTGTTGCTAATGTTACCGGAGCTGAATGTGATACATCACCAGATGGGCTTGTCTGGACTGCAAGAACAATGCCAGCAGATAAAGTATGGAGAGATGTTGCCACTGATGGTAATGGTACTTTTGTTGCAGTTTCCAATAATGGTGGAGCTAATAGTAGTGCTATCTCAATAGATAACGGTGTTACTTGGTCTAGTGCTGGACAAAATTTACCAAGTATAACTGCTAGAAGTATTGATTTTGGTGATGGTTTATATGTTGTTGTGTCGGATACTGGAACGAATCGTGTTCATACCTCTATTGATGGTATAAATTGGACTCCAAGAACTGCTGCAACAGCTGAGACTTGGCAAGATGTTAGTTTTGGCAACGGTATATTTATGGCTGTTGGTAGTAGTGGAACTGGCACTAGAGCAATGTCGTCAAAAGACGGTATTACTTGGATTACGGAAACAACACCTGTTGATAATCCATGGAATGCGATAACTTTTGCAGACGATAAATTTGTTGCAGTTTCATTTGGTGGTGGTGCAAGTAATAGAGCAATGACTTTAGCTTTGACTGGTACAGCTACCGCAATATTAGATTTACAATCTACTATTTCAGGGTTCCTACCACCACGAATGACAACCGTAGAACGTGATGATATTCCATCACCAGTTGGAGGCTTGGAAATATTCAATACAACATCGGAATTGCTAAACTTTCATAATGGTGATCTTTGGAAAGGTTTAGCACCTGCATCTGATGAAGTTGTATATGTCAGTGCATTATCAGATTTTCCAACGCCCGTTTCAAGTGTAATCACGCTTGCAGGCGGAACTACTTATTTTATTTTGAATGATATAGATCTTGGCAGTAATCAGCTTTTAATAGTGGATGGTGGTACAGTCATTCAAGGATTTAATGTTTCACAAACCACCCTTTCAGGGACTACAACGGTGCCATTGATCCAAGCAAATAATTTTCCAAACATTCGGGATATTATAATTCAACAAAATGGTTCAGGTGAAGTATTTAATACTGTTGCGGGACTATTTGCTTTTAATGTTTTATGGTTCGGTGGTGACTTAAGACTTGTTAGTGGTGGTGTAGCAATTTTTAATGGTGGTACTGTTCAATTAGGTGCGCGCGTTATTCAAGATGCCGCAGGTGGTGTTAATGATTTAATATTTGATTTTGGTTTTACATTTAGAGATAATGCTGGTGCTATTGATGGATTAATTGAATTTGAATCAGGATCAGTAACAGCAAATTTTAGATATCCCGGTAATGGTATTATCCTAACGAATGCAAGTGTTGGTATTAAAATCAATCAGGATGCAACAATAAATAATTTCGAGATTACTTCGGCCAATTTACCTGTTACTAATGCAAGTTCAGTAATGATCGAAGTAGAAAACCCTGATGATGTACTATTAGGTACTATCGACAAAACTAATATTGACGGTCCCGGAACACCATTTCGATGTAATCCAATTTCATCAAGCAATTTTACACCTGCTACAGCTACCACTCTTAAAGGTATTACTATTGATGGTGATGGTAATTTAATTATTGCCGATCCTGCTTTAAATCTAATTATTAGATATGTTGGAATAACATCAGTTGTAGATATATCTATTGCTACACCGGGTTCAAATGTTGCTGGTGTTGTTTGGCTTAAAGGCGATTTATATAGTACTGATGATGTGCAAAATTTAATTTATCGTCATACAGGATTTTCAACAAGTGTCACAAGTATTGCCGGAGGCGGAACAGCTGCAAATATGCTAACCACTGATGGAACCAATATAATACATACTGATAGCGATGATTTTTTAGTTCGTGTGCTCGATGGATTTTCAACAACTGTACTTGATTCATTTTCAACACCAGCCGGTTCGGGGTTAAGTGGTATAGCATTTGATGGTGTAAATTTACTTGTTACTGATAGTACCGTTGATGTTCATGTATTAAAGGACATTACCGGAACTGATCAATATAGCTTCCCAATAGATACAGGTGCAAGTGATTTTATTGACATTACTACATCAGACCGTGGCTTTGTTGCTTCTGATTTGGCGACTAGTAAAATTTTTGTTTATGATCATCCTGTAACGTTTGACCATTCAGCAGCAACATGGGATATACAAGATTCATTAGGAATTGTTTCATCATCAGATCGCGGTGGTTCACAATTTTTTATTGAAGATACAACACCGCTTGCATTACCTGCATTTGTACAAAATATTTGGCAGGATGTAGCCGCAACAGATATATTTTATGGATCATTTAGCGCTATGGAAAAATGCCGGTTATTTGATGAACTAAATGGTGAAATTGAATGGACAGGTGCCCGCGAACGCGGCCGGATAATACAAGCACAATTTACAATAACCCGTAGTTCTGGCGGTGCTGCTGATAAATTTTATGAAATTTCTGTAGAAGTAAATGGTACTATTCAAAAAGATAGTATTTCAATTGGTGTTCTGCCTACAACAACAACAATTTTAACATTAACATCACTAGCGATTACACGCGATTTAGTTGATGGAAATCCTATTAAAGTACAAATCAGACAAACAACAACGGGTGTTGCAACAACTGAAGTTTATTCATGCAGATTATCAATTAACTAATAAAAGGAAAATATTATGTCTAACATATTTGCAAGAGGCCATAAATGTATGTTCAAAGGCCAAAAAATAGTTGGTGATGGTGAACATACCCGGGAAGAACTTTATTTAAAAGTTATGGCTTCAAAAATCAAAAAGAAACGCGGCGAAAAAGTAACCGAAACAGTTACGCAAATAGACCCTCAAACGAGTAATTCAGCCTCTCAGGATGAAGCCGAAAATTTACCGGAACAGAAACCAAAAAAGAAAGTTAAAAAGAAAAAATAAAGGATTGAACAATGGCTATATTATATTGGACAGGAACCGCTGCTGATGGCGATTGGACGAATTCGGCTAATTGGTCTACTAGTGTAGTGCCAGTGAGCGGTGACGATGTGACTCTGGATAGAACGTCTGATGATATAACCTTAAATCTAGATCAATCGGCTGTTTTACTTTCTACATTAAGTATTACTAATAGCTTTCAAGGTACTATTGGTAATGCGCCAGATGCGACTAATGAATTTTTACAAATTGGTGCTACAAAAGTAACAATTGGCGATGGAACCGGTAATGGTTCTAGCCGTTTAAATCTAGAATTGGGAACAGATGTTACAACGATTAATATTATTAATGCTAGTTCTACAGGTACAGATTTTCCTAAAGCACCCCTAAGAATCAATGCAAATAATTCTAGTAATATCATTCAAGTAAATGGTAATAATTCTACTGTTTCATTCTTAGATAATTCAGATGATACAGGCGCTTTAGGCAATATCGATATTATTAATGGTAATGATGTTCAAATAGGTTCAGGGGCTACTTATACAAGCCTAACAATGATTGAAGGAACATGTACCAGTTTTGAAACATCCGGAGTCGTTAAAGTATCTGCTGGAACAATGCGATTAGAGGGAACCGGCGCAATCGCTTCAATTATTCAAACGGGTGGTGAATTAATTTGGAATAGTACCGGAACTGTAACAAGCTATGATGGAATTGGTGGCACATTAGAAACAACTGATTCAGCCTTAGCTAGAGTAATTACAACTCTTACAAAATCACCTGGATTCACATTTAACAGAAATGAAAATGTGATCGTAACCAATGATAACTTTAATACCGATTTTGCGGAATTTATAATTTCAATAACTTAAAAGGAGCCCCAAAAATGGCACTTACAGAATTAGATGGTTCTGTAGTAGCATCAATGTTTATTAGAATTACTGATAATAATTATAATGTTCCAAATATAATAATTAATAATCCAGTAAATCAAAGATATGCATTTGGAACTGATGCTGGCCAAATTGATATTGCTTATTCAGCCGAATTAACAATTGCGCCATCTGCCACCACATCTTTAATACTTAATGATGATACCCTGGAAGACTTATTTGGTAATGCCTTAAATTTTGCAACTATAAAGTCAATTCGAGTTCAACATAAATCAAATAGTTCATCATCAAGTATTAATTTACAAGGTGATTTTATGACTACTAATTTTGGAACATCATTTTCAATTGCTTATCCACCTGGGGGATATTTTGATATATCAGAGTCTAGTTCAGGTTTTGCAGTAGTAGAAACAACCGGTGATACTATTGATTTAGTTAATAATGATGCCACAAATACAGCAACAGTTTCTGTTGAATTATTGGGTATTAAAGCAATTTTGGGACCTTACATAATACAGGTTAAGACTGATAATGTTGGTTCTTTTTCTAATGATGATCAATTCATCAGTCCTTTTCCTACAAGTGGGTCTTGTGATTTAACCATTAATTACAACAATGGTGAACGAATAGATGTTTTCACTGATTATTCCGATCACTCTTTAACTTATACCTTTTTAGGTGGTGCAGGTACTTATGATATACAATATTCTGGAAGTGATTATAGAGATTGGCAGTTTATCGATGATGATGATGATAAAAAGATAATTGAAATAAAGCAGTGGGGTGGATTCATATTCACTAAGAATCAAACCTTTTCTGGTTGCTCCAATATGATAGCAACATGGACAGACACACCGAGAATTGAAACGTCTGATATGAGCCTAACGTTTAGCCAGAACACTTTATTGAATGGTGATTTTACAAATTGGCCTATGGATAATGTCACTGATATTTCAAATATGTATTTATTTTGTTCAGCTCATACAGGAATAGGAATAGATACTTGGAATATGCCCGGATTAACTACTATGGCGAGTGCTTTTATATTCACAATATTTAATAATGATCTATCATCGTGGCCAATATCAAATCTCACAACTGCCTCAATATGCCTGTTTGGAGTCACAACTTATACGCAAGCTAACTATGATCTTTTATTAATTGCCTGGGCGGCAAAACCTCATCTTAACAATGTACCATTCAATGCAAATGTTACTCAATTTTCTGCTGGGGCGGCTGCCGCTGCTCATGCAGTTTTAGTAAGTGATGGATGGATCTTTACTGATGGAGGGCAAGCCCCATAATGATAGGAAAACATAAACTTAATAACATAAATATCAATTAAAAGGAGCCCAAAAAATGGCACTTACAGGATTAAGCGGTTCAGTAGCCGCACAAATGAATATTAAAATTACTGATAGCAACTATAATATTCCATCTGTTGTAATTAATAACCCAGTAAATCAAAGCTATTCACTTGGAACTGGAGCCGGTCAAGTTGATTTAGCATATTCAGCTGAATTAACAATTGCACCATCTGCAACAACAACATTAGATTTAGATGCAGGTACATTAGAGGATCTATTCGGAAATGCATTAACTTTTGCAAATGTTAAATCGATACGAATTCAACATGTATCAGATAGTGCCGCATCGAGTATTAACTTGCAAGGTGACTTTATGACCACTAACTTTGGTGCATCGTTTTCAATTGTTTATCCACCGGGGGGATATTTCGATATATCAGAAGCTAGTGCAGGTTATGCAGTAGTTGCAACAACCGGTGATGCTATTGATTTAGTTAATAATGATGGTTCAAATTCAGCTACTGTTTCAGTTGAATTATTGGGAACATCAGTTTAAAACCTCCCTTTACAGAAATGTAAAGGCATCGAATCTTGGGGCCTCCTCTGGGATTCGATGTTTTTTAAGGAATAAAATTATGAATAATGTTTGGATGATCAGTCATGATTATATTGATTGGGTAGAAAACTTTTTAAAATTGAGCCTAACACCTGAGATAAAACAATTAATGTCGTTAAGTGTTCCAGGTCAATCTAATAAACTAATGACTGTTGATAAAAAAGGTATTGCAACGATTCCATTAAATGGACCACTTGCACCAATGCCACATGCATTAATGAAAATGTTTGGCGGAACTAGTACGAATGAAGTAAAAAAATCATTCCTGGAAGCTCAGAATAATAGTAATATCAAGGGCGTCTTAATGCCGGTAAATTCTCCAGGGGGGAATAATGCAATGATCGATGAAACCGCGAATTTGATTTATGAGCTATCAAAAGTCAAACCTGTTCTAGCTCAAACAATGGGTGAAAATGGATCTGCTGCATATTATCTTTCAAGTAATGCGAATAAGATTTTTGCAGAAAATAGAACAAATCGAATAGGTTCTATTGGTACGCGTTTAGTGATTGCAGATGATTCTGAAGCTATGGAAAAGGCAGGTATTAAAAATATCGTAATTGATACCGGTAAAAATAAATCTGTAGGTCAATCTGGGGTTAAAATTACTGATGAACATAAGGAATATCTAAGCGGAATAGTACATGAATTAAATGATTATTTTGAAGAATCTGTAGTTCGTGGACGAAACAATATTGATATAAATCAAGTCAATGATGGTTCTATCTTTTTAGCTAAGAATGCAGTAAAGAATAATTTGATAGATGGCATTCAACCAATAGAAAAAACGAGGGCAAGACTTGAAGCAATGATTTTTTAGATTATAATAGAACGTAAGATGATCGTATTAAAACACGCGCCAGAGTAGCAGCGTTAAAGATACACAACTCATCAATTAAGACAATTGAATATTAATCTGTAAAAAGATTTAGTGAGGCATAGACCCAAACTTTAGAACAAAGTTTGCCGGTCTTTTTTTGTGTTTAAATTTTTAACAATATGGGAACATATTATGCTACTGACTAAGAAAAGGGAAGAACTCATTTCGGTAGAATCTGAAATGAATAAACTAAAGGCTACTGCGGGAGATGAAAATTTTGATTTCGAGCAGTGGGGAAAATTAGAAACTCAAAGAGAACAATTAAAAACTGAGATTGAGGAAGCAAAACAAAAACAAATTGATGAAGCTAAACAAGCAGCAGAAGCATTTAAGCTTGATACTCAACATCAGGATGTAAAAAATCCACTTAATCCAGATGATGTAACGACACATGTATATGGCGTTAAACAAGATACTGATGATAAACTTGGCTTTACTTGTGCTGGTGAATTACTAGCTGATGCAATTGCTTTTGCTCAATTTGGTTCAACACTTGGTGATGGTGCTAAACATAAAAATGCACGTTTTGAACGCTATCTACAAGCAACTGATTCAATCAGGATTGAACAAGCTGCCGGTGTTGCCTCTACTCTCGATGATGGAATAGAAATCATTCCAACGCTTTTACCAGGTATTCGTGAATTCGGACCAGGTACATTTCGCCCTATACTCGATATGTTCCGCCCTGAACGTTCCGCCCGTAAAGAAATCGATTTTTATCTGAATGAAGATACATACAATATCGATGGATTGGTAACTGCCCGGGTAGATGAAGGTGGACAACTTACACCACAAAAATTCACTAACAAATTAGAGCGTATGCGCTTATTTAAAGTGGGTGTGTTTGCTTCTATTACTGAGGAAGATTTACAGAATGTACCATTACTTGAATCAAGATATATGCGCCGGGCTCCGGAAGTTATCGGAATTCAAAAGGTTACTGATATTGTTGGTGGTGATGGTGTATCTAAACCAATTGGTTTTACTACAGATGGAAATACAGCGCGTGTTCTTGTGAACCGTACCACAACGAGCGAAATTGTATTTGATGATCTATCAAATATGGAACGCCGGTTTTTCCGTGTTGGTGGAAACAATGGTGTTTACTTTACTAATCAAAGTACACTCTCACAACTGTTAAGCCTTACCGATCCTTCCGGTGCCTTGATTTGGAAATCAAGTCGAAATGATGGTTTACTTGGTCCGATGATTCATGGAACCTTATTTGGTCGTCCATTAATTGTCAGTGAAGATATGCCTGCTTTGGGTGGTATCGGGGATCTAAGTTTGGTCAATACGGAAGGGTACTTATTCGCTGAACATACATCAGGAATACGCTTTGCTGAATCAATGCATTTTTTCTTTGACACGGACAAAATGGCATTAAGATGGCTAACACAATATGGAGGGCGTCCCTACTTCACAAAAGCATATACACCGCGTCAAGGTGGTGAAACGCTTTCACATTTCGTTCTGCTGAACAATAACTAAAAGGAGCTATAAAAATGACCTTAAATAGAATTTCGAATAGGATTGTTCAGTTAGCAAAGATTGTTCCACTTGCCGGTGCTTCAACTCGTTTGAGTACTGACAATGCGGCGGCAACTTTCTTTGTTGATTTTCGTGAACAATTAGAATTGAATGCTTATATCCATACCGGCGTTGTCGGAACTAGCGTTGATGCGCAATGGATGCAAGCAACTGATACACTTGGTGCAGGTTCAAAAGCACTAACTGTAACAACTGACACACAAATTACTCAGATTACAACGAGTAATGAAGTTGCACAATTAGAGCTAAGACAGGAACAAGCTAATACAGTTCTGGATCAAGCTAATGGATTTAATTTCATTGGTTTACAAATCGTTACTGTTGGTGCTACAACTGTTGCATCTGGTGAAATCTTTGGTGGTGTTTTCGCATTCACAGAAGATAGTGCTGGGCCTCAATCTAATGATCAAGCGTTTGGTAATACTACGCGTCAAGTGATCGTTTAATAGAGGGCTAATATGTCAGGTTTGATTTACAATGTTGCCCCGACGACTTTTCCGGTGACGCTTGAGGAAGCTTTACTTTTCTTAAAGCAGAATTCCGGAACACCCGATGATGCACTTGTAACTGACTTGATTATAATGGCTACTGAGGAAGTAGAACTAATTACTGAGCATCAATTACAAGATGCAACCAGTACCCAGTTTTTCGATGGGTGGCCCGGTGGTTATAACTATGGTTATTATACCAGATTTATACCACTTATGCGGCCACCCCTTCAGTCTGTAGCAAGTGTAAAATTCATTGATTTTGATGATGTTGAACAGACAATTGATCCAAGTAATTATCAAGTCAAAATCAATAATGAAGCCCGTGGAATAATTGAATTCGATATTGATTTTATCTTACCAATTCTAAGTAGAAACCCATTAGATAGAATCATTGTTGAATTTATTTCTGGTTATGAATCATGGCCTGGACGAAATGGTGTTCCTGTTTCGCTCAAGACCGCGATTAAATATTTTATTAATGAGATCTACCAACACCGATTATATCAGCAGGAAGGAAGTATTACCGGCGTATTAATGAAAAATGAATTCGCTATGAAATTGTTACGCGGTTATATGGTCCGGACTCCAGATTCTATTGGCTTAGGTGGTTCAATACCTAATGTGGTGACTTAATGATCGGAAGAATGAGACACAATTTTATTTTACAATCACCGAATCCACAAACCGATGATTACGGTCAGAATGTCCCGAATGAAGAATGGGATGATGTGGCCAATGTCTGGGTTAGTGTTGAACCTTTAAAGGGTCGTGAATATGATCTTGCACAACAAGTTAATGCTTTAATTACTCATAAGATCATTATGCGAAATATGATTGGTATAACTGACCGCACATTAACGACTTATAGATTTTTGGATACAATCAATAATGTGACTTTTAATATCATTCAACATCTGACCGATTTTTATACTCAAGACACATTCATAAAATTACTTTGCATACAGGATGAACACCCGATATGAGCAAATTTATTACAATCAAAGGGCCATCATTAGCCCGGCTTTTAAAAAAAATAGAAAAGAAAGATTTCGCAATGATCAAAACCGGATTGCGCGAATCTTCAGTTTTTGTAAAAAAAGAAGCTCAAGATTTAGCACCAGTAGTTACTGGCCAATTCAGAAGATCTATCAGACGACAAGTAAGAGGGCGACTAAAACGAGGGTTCGCAGAAGCAAAGATAGGTGTGATTTTTCAATCACCGGCATTTTCATATGCTGCCAAAGTTGAAGCTAAACACAAGGTATTCAGAGAACTTGAAGCAACCAAACCAAAGCCTGTTCGAACAATTTTTGTTCGTGCAATTAATGATTTTTGGAAGAAACAAAGGATAAAATAGTGGCCGCTTTAATGCCAAATCTTAGAGATTATCTATTAACTGTTGATGATCTAACTGCAATCGTGAATGAAAAAATTCGCCCTGGGGCAATTAATCAAACTGATACATACCCCTATATCATTATCACGCTTGTTACTACAGATGATAATCAAACACTTGATGGTGCTACTGATTTTATAAAAGAAACTATCGAGATTCAAACCTTCAGCTTGAGTTATAAACAAGCAGATCAAATAGCAGAAATAATTCGCTTAAATCTAAATGGTTATCAACAGAGATTGATGGGTGAATTATACATAAATTCAACTAGAAAAACTAACGAATGGACTTTTACAGCTGCACCAGAAACAGGTGATAACAAATGGATATTTTCTAGAGCAACCATTTATGATATCAGTTATCCCCTACCCGATAATGTAGCACATCCATAGTTAATAATTGAGGAAATAAAGATGGCTAAAGTACAAACTAATGGAATGACAATAACCTTTGCAACTGCATCATCATTTGTCGCTAAAATTACTGCCTATAGTATGGATGGTGAAACAGCCGATGATGTCGAAAATTCAGATTTATCTACATTAGATACAAGGACATATGAACCCGGATTTTTGATTGAAGGTGGAACATATACCTTTGAAATTCAAGTAGATGTAACAGATGTTCGACTAGCAACCGGTGTTACTGATGTAGCAACCATAACCTACCCAGTTTCAGTGAGTGGCAATACTGCTGCTTTCCGGAATTTTCCTGCCTATATCAATAGTTATTCAGAAGCTGGTGGTATCAATGAATTGATCACCGGAACAATGGTTATTAAAGCTGCTGGAATTGTAACATTCCAGGAAGAATTAACACCATAAAAACAAATAATGTAAAGGGAGACAATGAGTTATTTAAGTAAATTAAAACTAAAGAAAATAAGCAAACTGACTAAGGTTTTTAAGGCTGATAAATATGATGAATTTCCGGATGATATCTATTCAAAGCCTGCTAAAAAATCTTATATGATTGCTTGGGCGGCTCAATTAAATAAGTATAGCAAATTATCTGAATCAGATTTGTTGATTGAAACGAATATCATTTCAATTGAGAAATCATTTTACCAGATGATCTTGATTAGTTCTTGTTTAGCTAATGGTTCTTTAATAGGAAATGCTTTTGATGATCAAGATATTGAAGGTATTTCTGAAGTAAATCATGAAGCTGCAAATGCCCTATTTAAAGCAGCTTGCAAATCAAACAAAATAGAAAAATCATTGGCTGAATTCTTTTGTGAATTTCTAGATGGAATCTATTCAGTACAATTTGATTTATCTAAAATTGATGAACCGGAACAATCAAAACCGAAACGAGGACGACCAAAAAAGGTTAGCTAATGGGTGACGCTTTTTATAAAATCTTTGATTCGGATGATCCAGAAAAACCAACATTTGAAGATGAATTTAAAATGGATTTAACAGCAATATTAAATTATAAATCGGTGGCTGAAATGATTGATACATTAGATGAATTTGAATATCAATTTTGGTATCAAAAATATCGTCGCAGCATTTTCGGGCCCAGTATGGAAAATCATCAGCTTGCACAAATTGCATATGTTACCGCGAATGCCTTTAGCAAGTCAAAAATTAGGTTCGATGATTTTGTTTATAAGGTAATAAAATCAGTTCAAGAACAAATGAATGATGCAACTGAAAAAATGTATTTCCAAGATGTTTACCATTCTCTTGTTCAAAAAGGATTTGATCAGGATGAAGCAAAAGAATTAGCCATCCATAAAACAGACATTTATATGACAAATATTAGAACCCGACAAGCTGAAGAAAGACAAAATTAATGCCATCAATCAGTTCAATATCAATAGTAATTAAAGCAATTACATCACCCTTTATTAAAGGAATAAGAGGTGCTGCATCTGTTGTTGGTCGATTTGGTTCTATGCTTGCTAGTTTAAGCGGGATTCTTATTAAATTGGCCACTGTTGGTATCGCTGCATTAAGTGCTTCATTGGTTGCATTGACTGTAAAAGTTATTCAAACAGCTTCAAAATTTGAAACACTCCAATCACAATTTATAACTCTTTTGGGTGGTGCTACAGAAGCTAGAAAACGCTTTCAAGAACTAAAGAAATTTGCTGCTGAAACCCCTTTTCAAGTAGAAGAAATAGCCAAAGCATCCAGGGTGTTACAATCTTTAACCGGTGGATTACTTGCTACTGGTGATGGTTTAAGACTTGTTGGTGATGCCGCCGCAATCGCAAATGAGAAATTTAGTTTATTAGCAATACATATTGGTAGGCTTTTCCAGGGGCTTACAACTGGCCGGGCCGTTGGTGAATCATTAGCCAGGCTTCAAGAGCTTGGATTGTTATCAGGTGAAGCAAGAACCAAAATTGAAGATCTACAAAAGGCGGGTGAAAAAGGGGCTAAGGTTTGGAATATTGTTAAAGAAGCACTAGAGAAAAACAAAGGCGCTATGAAGATTTTGAGCGAAACAGCAGCCGGTTTATTTTCTACTGTAAAAGATAATTTGAATATAGCCTTTGCTGAACTGGGTGCTTTACTGTTACCACTTGTAAAGGTTCTATTAAAAGAAGCAATTACACGCTTTACGAACTTGCAACAATGGATTGTTAAAAATAAAGATGCGTTGCAAGATTTATTAATGGGTGCTTTATCAAAGCTCGTTCCTATCTTCCTACAGATTGGTAATGTTGGTGCTGCTGTATTTCAGGTTCTAACACAAGTCTTTGCTATTGATGGACCTTTAGCAGTAGATAAAATGCTCGATGCAATCCAGGTATTTTTAGTTCAAACTGAATTTGCAATAAAGAATTTTCCTGAATTCTGGGCCGTGATGTGGGAAAAGATTAAACTAAATACGATTGCAACAATGGCTGATTTATTCGCAATCATTTTAACCCCTTTTAAATTGATCACTATTAACATTGTCGAGATATTTAAGTTCGCTTTTAATCTTGTTGTTAGTGCTGCAAAATTAATGGGTGAAGAAATTGGAATTGCATTAAAACGAGCTGTAACCCTGGATAAAGGAAAATTAAAAGAATTAGATATACAGCTTGCAGATCTTCTTAAGCGTAAAGATTTAAAGGGTGCTCAATTATTAGCCGGGTTTAATTTTGTTGATGTAACTGGTTTAGAAGATTTTGAGCGTGAAGTACTAAAAACCTCTAATACAATTCGTGAAGCATTTGGTGTTGGCGATAAAGAATTTAAGAAATTGGCTAAACGTTCCGCTGCATTGCAAGAAAAAATGGCCGCGTTTCAGAAAGCACGAATAGCCGGTAATGAACAAGCTGCTGCTAATTTTCTTGCTCAAATTCAAGCATTAATTGATAAGGGCAAACTAGCAGATGACTTAATTGATAGCCAAAAAAAGGGTATAGAAGATGTTTCAAAAGCTATCAAAGATATCAGCGAACCAACATTAGCTGAAAAGGGAACACAAGCAGCTGCCCGGGGTGAATTGGGTTTGGTTGGTCAGGGTCGAGAAATGATAAAACTGGCCAAGCAACAATTAAGACAACTTACAGATATCAATAAAAATATCGGATTAGGTGGAATTGTTGATGCTAACTTTGGATTCGGGGGTGCTTAATGACTATTTCAGCAGGAAATGCAATACCTACATTTGATAATCCAGTAACTGAAACAAAGGATGGAACAACTTATATTCAGAATTTCCGGGTTCCATTAAATGGTTTTGCATCAGCCAATGCACAACAACGAGCATTGGCCCAAACAATCGCATTAAATGCTCCAGGCTTGCCACAATATGGACATCAGTTTGCAGGCAATTTAAATGCCTTTTGTGAAAAAAGATCAGCCACGGTTATATCTGGTCAAGAAAATAATATACCAACTCAAGTAATTGTCACTTGTACATTTTCAACTATCCCAGTTGATAAAGCTGATGAAGAAATGAACCCATTAGCAAAGCGCCCTGATATTACTTGGTCTACTACATTTGAACGTGAAGTCATTACCAATGCTAATGGTTTAGAAATATTTCAAAATAATGGAATGATAGATGAATTAATTGGTCAGGGAGCAGGTAAAATATTTAATGAAGTGAATCAGGGTAATTTAGGTATTAAAAATAGTGCGAATGAACCATTCAATCCGCAACCTGAAAAGGATATCCCCTACCCTATGGTTACAGTTACGCAAAATGTTTCCCGGGGATTTTGGAATAGTTCAACCAATGCAGAAATGATAGGAACAGTTAATAGTGCTGCATTTTCAGTTGATGGTGTAAATATTCCTAAGAAACAAGCCTTATTACTTGATAGAACAGCCCGGACAATGTACCAGGGAAAATTATCATATAGAGAAGTAACCACATCACTATTATTTAAAAGTACTCATGATTTAATTGTTCAAGATCGTGGATTTAAAATAATTGTTGTTAAAGAAACACCAGATCCTGATGATCCACCGGTAGATTCAGAAGTCTATGGTGGTGGTGGTGGAATGGTCATTCAAACCGTGGCTAAAACAGATGGTGAAGATACACCTGTTGAAGTTCTTTTAGATGGTAAGGGTAATAAATTACCGCTTGGCGATAAAGCTGTCTATCTCCATTTCACAATCTTTAATGAAACAAATTTTAATCAATTAGGATTACCACGGGAAAAACAATAAATGGGTGGAACAGTAAATAAAAATGATGCCCTTCGAATTGGTCGTGGTATCCAAGATATTGAAAGATTAACCCAAAAAAACACAACTGGGTTAAATAGACCTGTTCGGACTAAAACCGGTATTCCTGCTAAGATTACAGAAGTTGGTGAGTTTGGACTTTATAGTCTATTAGAACAACAAATTAATGCAGATGGGAATGGTTTTGAAGATAAAAAACCAGTGGCCAGAAAATGGGATGGAACCGAAGATGAATTACCACAAGCTTTCGAAATTAATGGAACAGCAGATTTAGATACTGATTTAATTGTTTACATCTTTAGACAATCAAATGATCAAGTTGCACTTAATCAATGGTTCTTTGATAGTGCTAGTAATACTGGCGGAACTACTACAGCAACTGATAAATCAAATACTTCAATTAAAGGAAAAATACAATTTAGAAATGATATTCCTTTTAATGCTAATCTACAAGGACCTTTTGATTTTGAATTTCAGGCACCAAAACAAGTTGGAAGTTTAACCGATGGTAATAGAGCATATGGTGGTAATGAAGATGGTGTAGATAATTTTGCAGGTATCCAGAGACATTATAAATGGATGTGGTATAAACCAAGTGTGACTGAAGGTTATTTAATGCCTGGAACAGCCGCATTTAAACAATCAGTATCTGATGAAGTAGGTTTGCAATTTCTAAATCAAATGTGGATTCGAATGGATCATCGTTTTGATGGCCAAGTAAATGAAGTTCATCATGGCTTATGTGCTCAAGCATTCTTTGATCAGGCAGGTCCACCATTCCCAGGACGATTTAGTGAAACACCCGCTGGTGGTGTGCAGGCCACGGTATGGGCATCGGCAACCAGTGGTGGTGTAACTAATATTAAATGCGAATATGACAAAACAGGCCATTTAAGGAAACTAGATGATAAATATGGTGATGAGGATGAATATCCAACAGATGTAAATATTAAACAAACTAGTGGAACTTATCCAACTAGTTCAAGTTTATATGATACATCAATAGACCAAACATCTAATTTAGTTGATGAAAATAATGTTGATACTGATGCGTTTAATGGACCAGTTGGAACACTTTCATATACTGCAATTGGGGCAAATGGAACAACATTAAATATTGGGTTTACAGTTTCCACAGGTTTTAGTCTTGCAGCTGCTGCAACAGAATATAATGGTGCCGGAACAGGTGGAAATGATGATCCTATATCTTGGGATTTAAGCAAACATCTTGATGGTAGTGATGTAACTTTAACCAGTTTATTGTTAGAAAAGAATCGCAGTAGTACAGCAACAATTACTGATGTAGAAAGTGTTCAGCTTGTAACTTCAATTGAAACTACACCTGTTCCAGATAATTCTAGTTTTGATGTTAAAGTTGAATTACAACATGGTGTCGGTGGTACAGAGCCAAAAGATACAGAATTTATCCGTTTTAATGCAAATGGTGAATATCGAGTTGTTGTATTTTTATTCTTAAAGGCTGATGCCGCAAATTTTGATCCGGATGATGCTGCTACATATTTATTAAAAGAAGTTGCCACAGTTGCAAATCAAACAACATTTAGTGGTGGTACTGTTAGTTTTACTTTTAATTTTGATGATACAGATAGTGGTTCTGATGTATGTGCCCGGGCTTTTTTAGAATTCTTTAAGACTCTCGTAAATCCGCAACCATTACCAAATCAAATAGGATTCTGTGATATTTCTAATGCAAATGATTTTGATGAAGATTGTCAACCAATCGAAGGAACCGTTTCTACAAGTACCTTAGCTTTTGCTTCAAGTACATATAACCCTGAAAGCATTGGTTCAAGTGTTTTTATTGATGGATTTGAGTTACGAAATATTAACCCTATAAAAGTAGTCTATAAAATACAAAAGGCTGGTGATACAACAGAATTTACAGGTAAACCAAGTAACTTTGGAGTATTTACATCACAAGATGTACAAGCGCGTGTATCTCAAGATGGCGTTACAGATGATTTTACTGCTGTTCTTTTAACGAATCCAACTGAAGGTCAAGCTACAGATGGCTTTGAACTTACCATCAATTATATGGAAGAAAGTTTAATTCGTGATGGACAAGGCTATGTAGGAAAAGCATTTACAAATGGCGTTAGTGATAGCCCTGCGGTTGATGAATTTAGTTTTAATAGTGCAAGTGCCCTTCTAGCAACAGATTTTTTTGGTGATAATTCAGAAGATTTGCCCTTTCCCTGGCCAGATAACTTTGATGGTACAGATCAAAATAGTTCAAGCGTTGGTGACACAAATTGGAATAAGCGCTGGACTACCATAGATACAGATGGAACTGCCTCTATAACAGGTGGTCAATTAAAATATTTTCTTGATGTGCCTGCTGTTCAATCTGTATTAACCAATAGAAATGGTGGCTTATTAGGTGGTGATTTCAGTATTACTGTAAGTGCTAATGTCACTAATTTTGCTGATACAAATGGTTTAAGTCAAAGTTTTAATTTAAGCGTTTTTGATTCTGGCGTATTTGTTTGCCAGTTAAATGCCAATAGAGATAAAGGAAGTGCTGGTAATTTTGCGATGGTATCTGAAAATACATCTGGCGAAACGACTGATTTAGTTGCTGGTGGGTTAAATTGGAGGTTTAAGATTGAACGCATAGATGGTACTGTTACGCCATTTTTTGATATAGGAGCTGGCTTTGTTGCTGGTTCAAGAACTGAAAACAATAGTAATGTTTTACAGGTTGATATATTAGGAACTTCGAGATGGACTGGTGGTAATTTAACCTTTATAATAGATGACTTTACTGTAAAGGTAGATGACCAAATTGGAACTTTAGTAGATTTTTTTAGCCCTAATCTTGATAGATGGAACGATAATAATATAGTTGGAGTAGCCTATCAAATTGTTAATCCAACTACTAATAACCTAGAACAAATTATACCAGCCAGTAGTGGTGTAGATATAATTAGATTAGAAAATCTTTTCGCCGGTGGCTTTAATCCTAATATTACATCAGCTACCTGGAAAGTTGCTACCACTTTTAATTTTCAACAAGCATTTGCTGGAAGTGGTACAGAGGAAGCCTTTTTTCAAGTTGAAAATCTGGCAATAGATTCAATGCAAATTGGATGGCGCGACAATGGGACAGGTGGACAAAAGTTTTTTGTAGAGATTAATTCAGTTGAGCAATTCTCTGAAGCAAATGTGACCAGCTCCGCAACAGCTACCATAGAACGCGGTGATTTTACATCAAGTGATTTTGGTGGATCAGTAGATTTTGATAACCAAAAAAGTTTAGATATAGATGGTGGAAATTTTGCTAGTCGATGGACTGTTGTAAATAATACTATAAATGCAACTATTAACGCCAGTAGTGAAATTATATGTTCAGGTACAACCAGTGGTCAGGAATATCAATTTAGTCAAACTGTAAATATAACTGGTGATTTTTTTGTATCTGTTAATTTTAAAAACTATTCCTCTAGTAGTCCCGGTGCATTGGTTCGTCCTGCTTATATCTTTATTACTGTTGGTGGTGTGAATATTGAGATACTAAGAACAGAAAATGGCGAGGCTTCTGTGGTTGATGGATATGTGTTTCAACAAGGGGCATCACAAACAGGTATTGAACAATCAGATTCAGCTGCTAAAATAGCTTTAAGGCGTGTAGGTTCTACAATTACTTATGAAGTAAACGGTTCTGTAGAACGTTCTGTAACACAAACAGGCACATTAACAGCCATTAGTAGATTGTCAGCCAGACATGGAAACGATAGTGGTTCTTTTACAACTACTCTATTTGATTTTGTCTTAAATGATTCAGGATCGGAATTTTTACAAAATAGAGTATTATTTAGTAATGATGATGTCTTTAAATTTGCCTTTGATGATAGCAATAGCCCAGTAACAAATATTGATATAGTAACCACTACAACCCTGACAACAGCCTTTAGTTGTATCTATACAGATATCATTATAGAAGCACCTACCGGAACACAAGTAACATTTGATCCAAGTTTATAAAGGAAAAAATTATGGCTCTTATAGATGATTTACAAGCAAAAGTGATAGAAGTAAGAAATGCTACAGATGTTCTTTTTCCGGCATTACAAGCCCAGGAAAATGTATTAACCTTTTTGGAAGTACCTAATTTGTTAACAGTTGTTGAAAATGAAGTATTAAAATTAGCCACAGCCCCAGATTTAATTACTATACAAACAATCATCCGGGATAGTGCACAAGCTGTATTTGATGCACAATTAATATTAATCAATGCATCACCTGATAGTGCAATTGATCAATTAATCCTAAATACATTTACAAATCCAGAAAGGGCATTATTAAAACCAGAATACATTAAGGTATTAGCAATCGATATTGCCAATAAAAAACAAGAAATCACTGATGCAACAGGCATTATAATTGCCTAGAAAAGGATAAGATCATGGCCGATTTAATTAAAAATAAATTTATTCAAGCCGGGTTTGCCGGTATAACTGTATTAGTTTTGTATGGTGCTTATAACCTTGTGGTTATAGTACTTGAAAATGATCGCACATTTCAGGAACGATTATTAATTCAACAAGAGGAATGCACAAAAACAAATGCAAAATTAGCCCGGGCATTAGATAATTTGAGCGAGACATTAAAAAAATAATAATTTAAATTTGATATATGGAAAAAATTGCCTAGTTTAAAAATTGTCACTGGGAAGATGACATTAAATTTTATCCAATCAACACCCTTGATTTGTTGTTGATTGGATAACGGGATTGGGAACACGGCCACGTTAAAGGGACGAGGCCATTTTTTTAAGGCTCTATTATGGTTGCATGGGATAAATTAACTATAAAAGAATTAGCGCATCAGATACAACTAACTGATGATGTGGACATTATATTATTAATCGAAATGTTAATAATCTCCAAAAATTATCAGAAATACATGCGCGATTTTAATCTATCCCTAGAAAATCAAATAGCCAAAATTGAAAATAATCAGCTGCTGGGAAAAAAAAATGCTAGAATTAATGGAAATACAACAGGAATTAAAGGCCCCAAAAGGACAAAAAAATAACTTTGCTAATTTTAATTATCGCAGTTGTGAAGATATTTTAGAAGCCGTTAAACCGCTATTAAAAGCCAAGTCCTGTTTACTTGTTTTAAGTGATGATGTTGTTGAAATTTGTGGCCGTGTTTATGTCAAAGCCACAGCACGATTAATAAATTCTGAGGATAAAGGCGTTCAAGTTTGTGGATTTGCCCGGGAACAAGAGTTTAAAAAAGGCATGGATCAAGCACAAATTACTGGGGCTACAAGTAGTTATGCTAGAAAATATGCCCTTAATGGGCTCTTTGCTATTGATTGTACTGCTGATGCGGATTCACAAGATAATTCAAATATTGTTTATGATGATCTTGCTGCAAAAATTACTTGGTCCAAAACGAGAGCTGAACTTGATAAAATATATCTAGAAGATGTTAAAAAAGCTCACGATATGAAAGCAATTACAGATGGACGCCGAGAAGATTTAATCACTTTATTAAAGAAAAAAAGTGCATTAATTCAAGAAACGCCCTCCCCTATCAAAGAAAATTCAAAGAATGAGGTTAAAACATGAGCTGGATACCTGAAGCCTGGAATAAAGATTGCGCAGAATTAGAAGATGAAAAGGAACAAAAAGTAATTCCTGAATTCAGCGAAGTTTCATTTTATGTTTATCATTGTGTAGAAAAATTTAAAAATTTTAGGGGTCAATCTGTCCGGATTTGGGCATTACAATTAATTTGTGAAACCAAAACGCTTAAAAATATGGTCTTTCATGATGTTTATAAAGATGGTTTAGTATGGAATGAACTTGATTCAAATAATAAACCCTGGGTTCAAAATAAGTTTTTGAATCTTTGTTCAGCTGTTAGTTTAAGACGCTCCGGAAGCCTGGAAAAACCTAATCCATTATGGTTTACAGATCCAGATTGTTTTAATGGCAAGCGTGGCCGGGCTAAAATTGGTTTTGATGAATACAATGGCGAAGTCAGGAATGTAATTAATTGGTTTAACACCCCTACCCTACAACAATTTGAAAAAAATGAAGAAATTAATCAGCGTATTTTTACACCAATTCAGCCTATAGATGAAACTAAATATGTTTAAAACTGATTTATCATTTAAAATTCATGGAGAGCCAAAACCACAAGCACAGCCAAAATATTTAAACGGGGGTTTGATTTACAGTCCAAAATCAGAATGGCGTATATTAGTACAAACAGCATCGTTTGCAGAACACTTAAGGAGGAAAAAATCATTCACTGGTCCATTGATGGTTCATTTATCCTATTATTTTAAACGGCCACAGAACCATTATCGACATGGAAAATTTGATGATAAATTAAAGTTTGATGCCCCCAGATATTGCAATAATGGTTATAGTTTGGAACATCTAAACAAAGCTGTTATAGAAGCATTAACAGATTCAGCGTTAATTATGGATGAACGCGTTGTTGTTGAATTATCGAGTAAAAAGAATTGGGAAGATTTATATATGGATGAAGGAATAATAATTACTATTGTAGCACTAAAGGGAATAAAACATGGTAAAGAACACGAAAAAGCCTAAAACAAACAAAGAATTAATGATAATACCTATTTATGCAACTGAAAGATTACAACTGCAATATATGGATACAATCTCATGTAAAGCAGATATTAAAACAAATACTAAATGCTTTAAGCAAGATAATGTAGAATGTTTTATGATTAATCGGTTTAGAATTGCACCAGGATTTTTAACTATTGAAGATCCAGATAATATTTCTGTGATGCTTGAAAACTTATGGACACATCAACCATTCAATATAAATATCGGTGATAAGATCGCTGATTTAGTCATTTTTGCAGGTCCCCTTTGACTACCTGTGAATAATCCCTGGGGGCGGCTTCATGCGGTCGCCCCCTTTTCTATTAGAATAAAGTACGTCTAATAAAATCACTTAATGTTGTACCAATTTCACCATTAACGACAAATACAGCGGCTTGTTCTGATAGCTTTTCATATTCATCATCAGTTAATAATATAGTAACCCGGCGTTCGCGTTTGATTTCCTTTCTAGCATTCATATTAAATTGCATCAATGGCCGTTCTAAATCGCCCTTCCCTGGTAAACGTTTAAATTCATTTTCTTTTAATTGTTTCATTCTATCTTTAAATTCTGACATAAAATTCCCTTTCGTTATAATTGATTTATTACAATAGTTTAATTATAACACAACTATTATAACAATTCAATTAGATTATAATTGTTTTATTATAATGATTCAATTACAATAAAAAACCTAATCAGCCTCCGAAAGAAAGGAAAGAGACTGATTAGGCATGTACTACCCACTCCAAATATTATTCAATATAACTAAGATTTGACTTAGCAATTTTTAATTCTTCAATAGGTATTCGGCGTTCATAATCGCCTTTTTCAATACCAAATTGTGTTGCTTGGCTGATTATTGGTAAGCTATTTATAGTGCTGGGATCGTCAAAATCATAGACCGTTTTAAAGAAAGTAGGGCAGGCTTCATAGATTTCTTTATAGTAATATTCCAGGAATATTTGCCCAAATTCTTCATCTGCCTTGATAGATTTTTGAAAGATTTCATCAGCTATTTTTTCATTCTTAATAACGCTTTGAATCTTCTTTTTTGTTTCATTTATTCGCCTTACTTCATTTATATAATAGTTAATCCGGTTGTGAAAAACCCCAGCTTTATTCCTGGGCTGATAATTTTTATACCGTTTGTCAAATAGAAATATGGCTTGTTCAAATGTCTCATTACCGTATGATTGTATTAAGTTTAATAAGAATTTATCATTATTCCAACCATAATTATCTAGAATTTTGCGAGCACCGGTAGATAAAAAATCTCTTTTTACTTCTTTAATTTGAGGATTTAATTCAATATTATTAATATTTGCATCAACTGTAAATGTAATTTCTGTAACTTTATTGATGATTTTATGAGATTCATAACTAACTATAATTGTACTATTTTTATTAATTTCTTCTACTGAAGATTTCAAAATCCGATCATTGAAGTGTGCAAAATTTTTATAAAGATCATCGCTTAGACCTAATGCATTTCGTAAATTTTCAATAGTTATATGTCCTTTACCACGATATTCAAAGGATTTAAAAACACCGTAAAGAATTTTTGGATATTTTCCTTTTAATCTAATAAGTGAATAAATATCAATTTGATAAAAATTCCCTTTAAGATTTAATAAGTAGGGCCCTACAGCTTCATTTACTTTTATAACTATATCGTAATTTTTATAGACATCACAACCATCTAACAAGAAACGCCACTTGTGAGTTTGATTTTCATTATCTGTGGGTAATTCAATTGTGTAATTACGTATTTCATCAACTAAAACTTTTAATTCACGCACATAATTTTTATCATTAGACAGGACCCCATATTCTAATAATTGTTCTTTGGTGATTTTTACACTGTAGAATTCATCATCTGAAGGTTCTAATTGTGATATTATTAATATTTCAAGAATTGCAGCACGTTTGGACAATGCTTTTTGTCGAGCAAAGATAGGATAATGATTTTGAATTGTCGCTATTTTTTTCATAATTCTTTATACCATTTATTGAAAGATGTTACAGTATGACTCATTTTTGTGATAGTACAAGTTTTCATGTAACATTTTTCAAAGATGTCACACGTAGACCCAAAAATGTCATAGGACGACTCATTTTTGTGACAGGACGACTCATTTTTGTGATAGTACGGATTTTAAATTGTTGACTATCAATCACTTATGACTCTTAAATACTTTTAAATACTTTAAATATGATGACACGGGCTTTTTTTAAATTTTAAATTTATAAGATCAAGAACAAAAGAACCCCTATAACCCCTTATAAGGGTTCCCATTTATACAAACTTTCCAGATCAAACACTAAACCGCGATTTAAAAAAGACAATAGGGGAGGGCGGTTTTAATTATTTTCATATTATTATTCAAAGTAGACTTGCATTAATAAAATCAAGGTGTACTGTGAATATGTAGACAGCGAACAACAACAAAACAAACAAAACATTAAAGGAACCAAGACAATGAAAAAGCAAAAAAGATTCACCTTAATAGAATTACTAGTTGTAATTGGCATCATCAGCATCTTAGCAGGAATGCTATTACCAGTTCTAGGTAAAGCGCGTGAAAAAGCCCGGCAAGTAAATTGTGCAAATAACCTAAAACAAATTGGTACTGCATTAATGATGTATTCAGTTGATAATAGAGGGCAAATCCCGGGATCATGGACTAAAACTGTAGATGAACACATTGTACCTAATTATATCAGTGCTGATACTTTCAGATGCCCCAGTAGATCAACAACAACTGAAAGTCCTAGTAATTATACTTATCTGGGAAAGGGTAAAAAATTCAGTGATAGTAAACCTACAACCACAATGTTAATGCAGGATCGTTATAACAATCATACGGATCATTATCAAAATGCATTGTATATGGATGGCCATGTTGGAGCAACACCACCACCAACACCGGTAGAAGATGTAATACCACAAATGCCGCCTACTCCAAGCTTCAACATAGAGTAATTATGTAGATGGAAATCCTCCGGAATAACTAAGCAAAAACAAACAAAAAATAAACAATACATTAAAGGAACCAAGACAATGAAAAAGTTAAAAAGATTCACCTTAATAGAATTACTAGTTGTAATTGGCATCATCAGCATCTTAGCAGGAATGCTATTACCAGTCTTAGGACAAGCCAGAGAACGAGCAAGACGCATAAACTGTACAAACAACCTGAAACAGTTAGGTATGGGTTTAATGATGTATGCCAGTGATAATAAAGGCAATTTACCAAATTCTTATTCTGGTGATGAATTGTTGGAAAAATTAAATATTGCAGATGCTAATATTATTGATTGTCCAACCGGTGAAGATCCAGGTTATGGCCCTCAATTTTTTGAATACCATTATCGAGGATTTGGCAGGAACTTGAATATAGCTAAACCATCCGGAACTGAATTAATGTCAGATAGGGCTGAAAATCATCATGTAGAAGGTCAACCATATCAAAATATACTTTATTATGATGGCCATGTTGCACCAAAAGAATGGAAACCAGTAGCTGGAAAAGGCGGGAAAAAATAATGTATTTCGAACTTTCTCAAAAACAAGTTACAGAACTTAAAATTATTGGTCAAACAATACTGTTCTGGGTCGCAATAGGGCTAGTAGGACTAGCAAAGTTTCACATAATCAAACCAATAATTCTTTAACAAAATAGGAACCAAGACAATGAAAAAAATATTCTTTAACAAACAAGGAACCAAGAAAATGAAAAAGATAATCACAGCAAAACATTTCTTCTTATACAAAACTGTAAGTAATGAAACATTCAGTCAACTGCGAACCCTGGAACAAGAGTTTCCACATCTAACATCAACCAGAATCGTTTTACGCCATCAGAAAGGCACATTCAGCGGCGAAATGGTGGTTAAAGGTCGCAAAGTTCACATCATGGCTAAATCACAAGGGAAGGACTTACCAACAGTTATAGATGAAATGATTCAAAAGGCAGAAACACAAATTCGTAAAAACAGAGCAAAGAAAAAACATATAAGACGAAAAAGTGTTTCAGCAATTGAACAACATATTCAATATTTAGGTGGATAATGTTAACCAACAATAGTTGCGCTACAGCTACCCGGTTCTTAATTGAACCGGGTTTTTTTATAGTTTTATTAAAAGTGCACTTGCAATGTTCCAATTGGGGTGTACTGTAATTATGTAGAGAATGAAACAACAAACAAGGAACCAAGAAAATGAATAGCAAAGCCAAAAATCTCGAAAACACAGCAATCAAATTAATCCAAAATTTGTCACTTAAAAAACTGTGTGAATCATTCGAATTAACCAATAAAATAGATGGTGATAGTGTCCCTGTTGTTCGCTGTTGGTTAATGGACGAACTAGAACGCCGCAATCCTGAAAAATTTATGCAGTGGTTGGAAACTGAAGAAATCGAATTGATGGACACACCAAGCAAATTTTTTATTTAACAAAAACGGGGCAGACACAACGGACTTAAAATCCGTTGACCTCAAACCCAAAGGAACCAGAACAATGAAAAAAACAGTCATAATGAAAAAATCATACAGTGTAACATTCCAAAATGATGTAATGATCTTTGTTTATTCAGCAGCAGGTAAAATCATTTGTGGTAAAGAAATGACTTACAAAAAATTCTTTGCTCTGGATCTACCAGAATTCCATTTCAAAATGGATAGAACCGCTAACAATAAAAAACGCATTGCTAAACTTATCAGGGAAGGGTACACAATCACCAATGCAGATGATTACAATTATAAATTCAATGCTGTAAAAACAGCTTAACAATACACCCACAAGGAACCAGGAAAATGAAAGTTAATGTTACATTAGAAATTATCGATCACGGAATACTGAAATTTTATGAAAGTGAAATCCCACTTAAAGAATTTCAAAAAGATTTCCCTCTAGCCACCAAAGAACAAATGATTCGTTATATGGAAAAATTTAATCTGGTGTGGTGCAAAACATTTCGTCATTTTGTGAATATCGGACCAATCATTGATAACCTGATTAAATAACCCAGTAACCCAAAGGAACCAAGATCATGAAAAAAGAACCACGTTTAACAATATTCCACCCGCGATTGATTATCAAAGTTGCACCACCAACAGTCATAACATTGGAAAGGAGAACATTTTTGTGCCAGATGAATACTTTAAGACATTTTCCATGTCACAGCAATAACTAGGATAACCCCAAAGGAACCAGGAAAATGGATGCAATATTAATAATAATAGTAGCTATGATTTTGACCTTTGGATTAAAATTTGCAGTTGCTTATATAATATATTTAATATCATAGTATACTTGCAATAAAAAAATAAAAGTATACTGTAAATTCAGGAACTAAGGAAATGAAAGGAATTAAAGCATAAGATCAGAAAGGGATTATAAGATGAAAACACATAAGGAACGCGTAGCAGAATTGGTTATAACTGATAAAGAATTAATCGAAATGCTATTTGTACCAGCAATTAAACAAGTAAGAACAGGGCCAAAGACACCCGCATTTGCAGAAAAAAAACATAAAACAGCGGTTTATTTGTCAGGAACCAATACTATATTTTTAAAACATCTTGTTAAACTGTCAAAAGAAAATGATGATGAAGCAAAAACAAAAAGTATGATCCTTAATAGCATGATGGAATATTGCTTAAAAAATAACTCAGATGAATATATTAAAAAATAAAGATTATTGTAAATGCAATTTAGCACTTTCCAAGCATGGTAAGTGCCAAAGTTGTTTTAAATTATTAAGCCCATTAGCAACAGAATTAAATTTGGATAAGTTGAAAAAACGACTCCAAAATAAGCAAATTAAGATTCATGAACTTTTTGAAGTAAATTAAAAAAACGTTTGTAATAATTAATTTTTGGGCTATATGGTATTTCTTGTTCGGCGGTCTGGAACCTTGGTTCCGGTGCTTATGTGAGCACTCAAGTAGTTTCAGATTCATACCGCCGAACAATTTTCAGGGATAAGTTAATTGAAAGGGAAGTCAATTTGCAGTCGGGAAGTATAATTACAATTGTTGCTTTTGATGAACAGAATCAGGCATTTGAATTTACTGGTAAAATTAAAGATATACGCGATGATAGTATGATCTTGGATGTCATCTATGGTAATGCTATGGAACATCGAAATTCACCATTCCAGGAAAGCGAACCAGAAGGTGAAATTGATTCATATGAATTAGATCTTGATATGCTACTTTTTAAACAATTCCTGAAATATAGACAACAAGGATTTGATATTGAAAAATGCCTGAAATGGATGCATGAAGATATGGAATTTATTAATGAAAAATTTTAATTCACTCTATAGGCCCAGAAGCAAATTTATAATAGCTCAAACTAAGCGTTTGCTTATTATGCGACAATCTGAGCGCTGGCGACAACTATCAAAAACAATTCGTAGCCGCTGGGTAGTTTGCCAAAATCCAGAAGCATGTGAACAACCATCAACAAGCGTTCACCATATCCGGGATGCAGTAAGTAATCCTGAAATATTTTGGCTGGAAACAAATCTAATTCCACTATGTGAAACACATCATCGATTTGCAGATAACCAGGGAGTTATACTTGATGATGAATTAGCGGAATACTGGAAAATAAAGATTAATGCATTTAGAACTACTGGGAAAAAGCATGACACAAGAACCACAAAAAAGTAATGTAACCTTAATCTGGCTTATATTGCTTACACTTCTTACAATAGTACAAACTGGGATTTTAATTCATATTCTTACAATTCTATATCGTTAGAATTAGGGATACAAAAACAAAACAAAGGGTACAACAAATGCAAAAAAAGGTAATAGCTGAATTTAATCATTACAATAGTATACTTGATGATCATAAAGACTATACAACATATAAAAGTACATTTACAAAATTGAAGAAAATAGGACTTCATATCATAACACTTAAAGAACTATTAAGTGTTGTTAATAATGGGCTAATTGGTTATTATGAAAAGAATCGCGGCGCAAAAGGTTTAACACAATCACATATTGATAGATTGGCTAATGAATTTGATTATAATAGTTTGGGCATTTTATCAATGATTTATGATAAGAAAAAGAAATGCTTAATGACAGTTGATGGTAGTCATCGTTTAAGTGCATTATGTCAGTTAGCGGCTAGTGATAAACTAAACCGGCATTGGAATAAGGAAGTCGTTATTAAAATAGTGGATGAAAAAGAATTTTTAACATTATATCAAAATATTAATAGTGGTATTGCACACACACGAATTAATACATTAACAAATACTGATTTAGCCTATGGTAAATTAATTGCAGAATTAGTAAAAACTGCACAAATTGAAACAGGATTAAAGAACGTATTTCCAAGAAAAAATTATGCTGTACTATCATTTGTTCTATATTCATTGATTGAGCATGTTGATGATATAGATAGCTGGATGGAGGATTGGAGCTATGAACATGTCTGGGGTGAATATAATAGATTGGCCAGAAAAGATACTAGATTAGCGGTTCCTAAAATAAGTAAATTGAAAATGAATCAATGTGCTAATTTGATTCCTGGAATAGGTGTTGTTTTGCAATACTTGAATGAATTAATCGAACGCCGAAGATTATTCGAAGCACATCTAAAACAAGACGTACCAGATCACCATGCCCGTAAAAGAACGTTGAATGATACTTATCCAGTGGTAATATATAATGATACAATAATAGGTTATTTAATTTGTGCAGCTACACGGAAAATTCATAGACTAGAAGATGTGGATCACGCAGTGACACAAATAATGAAACGTAGTACCAGATTAGGTAACATGATAAACCGGGGAAACGGTAAGAAAATTGATAAATTTGCAGCGAATCTTTATCTGGATCGGGCTATTTTTGGTGATCAAGTTAAGGCTTCAGATCTTAATTATATCATAAACAAATAAAGGGAAAAAATCATGGGAAATGGGAAAAAGGGCCAGTTAAAGAAAGGATTATGTACAATCTGTAATAAGATCTGTTACTATATTCCTGGGCGTAATTGGTTTGGGAAAAATGAAGTCGTTTGTAATGCCTGTTTGAATTTTGAAATGAAAAATAAGCTTAAAGAAAACGCTTAATCAATGCCTGGAACTAAACATTCCAGGTATTTTTTTTAATCTTTTTATCTAAGTGTACTTGCATTGATTAAAATAGGGTGTACTTTAATAATGTAGTTAGATTCACTAACACAAAAACAAACCCAAAAAGGAACCAAGACAATGAAAAAGTTTACAAAAGCAATTAAAAAAACAATCCTAACGCTAGCAGCTGTATTAGCATTTAATGCACATGCAGGTGATTCAGTACCATATGGAGGTAATTCAGGACCACCAACACAATCAATCATAAAATATGATGCTATTGGTGCTCTCCCAGCAATATATTGGGCACCAGGAAGTAATGTTGAAAATAATAGTACAATATTTGGTAATTATACAGCTGTTCAAATAGAGAATGTTCTAGGCAAATATTATAATAATCCTGATAATACAATTTCGGCGAATTTTGAATTTGGGCTATACGCAAAAAGTAATACTAATATGAGTTTATTAACGATTGAAAATTGGGGTGGTATTACTAATAATTATATTACCGCGCTTAAAATGGTTGGTATTAATGGCCAATTAAATAATTGGTATGATAGTTATATTTTTGGTAATTCAATTGGTGTACAAATTGATACTGAAAGTGGTAATAGTTTATTATTAAATGGTTTTACGATTCATAATGAAGGTAATATAAGTAGTAATGGTGTAGGTGTTTATGTATCAAATGCTAATCAAGCTGTTACTATTAATAATTATTATACTGGTATTATTAGTGGTAAAAATAATGCAATCTTAGCCAATAATCCAATAACGATTACTAATGAAAATACGATTCTCTCACAAGATAAAGCAGCTATTTATTTAACGCAAGGTGGAACGATTCACAATAACGGTATGATAATGAGTTTGGCTACAACATTAGATGCTGGTCGATCAGTTCGTTCAGAGGGTAATTTAACACTTCAAGGTACTGGTTCATATCAAGGTGATATTGAATTTACTGGTAATTCACAAGCCCTTTCAATTTTATCACTTCAAAGTGAGGGTATTCAATTCAAAAATTCTCGTTTAACAAATTGGTCTTATATTATGGTCGATGGCGGTAAACATTATTTTAATGTTGTAAATGATGCCCAAAATTCGAACTATCCACGAACTGAAATTGTTGCTCATAGTAATGCCTACATCAATACCGGCGCTGGTGGCTGGGGTGATGCTAATATTACTCTTACTGGTAACAGTTTGTTAAATCCGTATAGAAATGATTATGATGCTGGAACTGTACCTAATTTTTATTGGGATAGACCAGCATTAAAACTTGATACAAATCCAGCTGTAGTAATATACGACCGTAAAGAATTCGAAAAGCTAACTGTGAACAACTTAACCATAGAAGCCGGTTCAGGTCTTGTAATGGAAGTACGCTATTCAGAGCCTAATTATACACCATCAAATCCAATAAATGATGAAGATGATCGCGTCGGCTATTGGGATGATATGCATGAAGGTGTTGAAAGCATATATAACCCAGATGGTTCATATGCCGGTCAAGGATACAGGACTAGATTAAAAAAAGTATCTGGTGAAATCGGTGATTTATTTCTTTACCAACGTGTAAGTTATGATACTATCGACGTAAAAGGAACAGCAACTATTGAAACAGGTGCTAAACTTCATTTACTTGAGAAAACAAAATGGATTGAAGATGATGGTTATACACCAGAATTTGTTGAAAAACCTTTGGCCAACTTAGAAATCAATCTTTTTGATGGCAATATAAGCCTTGATCAATTTGATTGGAATATTGATTATTACTCTGATTACTACGGTATTGAAAGTGTTGATAAAGTAAATGGTATCATTCATTTAAGCAGGGATGCATATCACAATGTATTTTCTGGTACAAAAGGCCAAATTGATTGGTGGTTAACACAAGCATCATTAGGTTTTCCATCTTCAAATCCAGCAGCAGCAGCACAAACAGCATCAGCTGAACGAGAAACAGCAGCCGCCGCCGCAACACAAGCAGCAGCACAAGCACAAGCAGCTAATTCAACTACTACAGTAACTGATGATGGTAATGTAGGAACAGCATTACACGCTGATGCTATGGCTAGCCGCGGTTATACAGTAAATGATGATGGTACTACTGGAGCACCTATTGTAAGTAATGATGATGATGATGATGATGCACCTATCGTAATTCATCCAGTTGAAGAAAAACCTAAATCAGAATTGCTACCTTATCAAGTAGCAAAGAATTACAGTGCAAAAATTACTGATCTAGATAAATCATTGAATCTAAGAAGTGCTATTTACAGCTTCGAAAGTTGGAATGATGTTGATGCATTCATGGATACACTAAACAAATTAGAGTATGCATCACTTGCAACAAGCAATCTAAACCTGATTAGCAACCGGGTTAATCAAATGTTTGATCGTTTGAGTGCTGGGCATATGCGCGATAATAACGGTTTGAATATCTGGGGTGATGTCTACTTCAGTGATGATTCACTAGATGGCCACGGCAATCATGGCATCGATGGCCACGGAACAGAATTTGCTGCTGGTGTAGATAAACTGTTTAATGATACAACATTTGGTCTAAGCGCAACATATACTGATTACACATCAACGGTTAATGATGATGATGTTCATACAGATATTGAATCTATCGGTTTTGGTTTGAATCTCTATATGATGATGGACCAGGGCAATCTTAGACACAAAGCAATGCTAGGATATGCCAGTTATCATAATACTGGTGATGATGTCCAGGCATTTGATTCAAGTGAAATGTTCGCATCATACCGGGCTGAATGGACAATCAAAACTGATAATCTAGAAATCAAACCATTTGCCGGTGTTCGTTATTCGTTTGTCCAATTCGATGAAATGCGTGAGAATGCAGAAAACGGTCTGAAAGCCTTTGATCAAGATAGTCTAGAAACAGAACTTGGTGTAAAGCTTGTTAAGCAATTCCAAAAACTAGGTGTTAGTGTTTCAGGTGCCTGGATGCATGAACTGCTTGACTCACAAACCACTGGTGAAGCCTTTACTGAATACGGTAACTTCTCACAAGATGGTATAGCCCGTGATGCTGATAGTTTCAGAGCTACAATTGGTATTGAATACAAACTAACAGATAAAGTTACTCTGGACTTCGATTATGCCAAAGAACTAAGTCATCATTCTGAATCAGATAGTGTGAACGGTAAGATTACATTTAGATTCTAAACTTCCCAGCACCAAGCAACAGACGACTAGCTTCCTTCAGCTAGTCGTCTTTTTTATTTGGAATACACTTGCATTGATCTAAAAAGGGTGTACTTTAATTATGTAACGATAACAAACCCAAAAAGGAACCAAGATCATGAAAAAAATTATAGTACTAATAATAGGATTACTAGCACTAAGTGTTTATGCTGGTGATTCATTTTCACCATCAAAAGTAACCGAAACGTTTGATTTTAACAACTGGGCTTTCGGTAGTGATGTTGAAAGCATAGAGGAAGGTAATGTAGAAAGTTTTATTGAAGGTGATAGAACAGCTGTTGCAATATACAATGTAATGGGCCGATATTTTCATCGTGAAACATCCAGTATTCGGGGTGATAATGAATATGGCTTATATACAGAAAGTAATAGTTTAGGTGTTTTAAGTTTATTGTCAATTGAAAATTATGGCGATATCAGCAGTGAACACGGTGTTGGACTTAATCAGGTTGGAATTAATGGTATACTAAATAACTATTCCACGGGGCATATTTACGGTGCTCAAATAGGTATACAAATTGATCCAGAAGCCGGTACTTCAATTTATAATGGTTTTGAGATTAATAACTATGGACAAATTGAAAGTGCTGGATTAGGAATCTATCAGCTAAGTAATAAACAAAACTTGACAATATATAATTCTGGCTACATTGATGCAGTTAATTATGGTGTCTTGATGTGGGGTAAAGCTGATATTATAAATGATGGTGAAATAAATTCTTTTTATTCATCTGGATTATACTTACTAGATGGTGGCATTATTGAAAATAACGGTCTTATCAATGCTGGTAATGATGATGCAGTTAGGTCAAGAAATATTCTAACACTTAAAGGTGATGGTGAATATAAAGGTGGTATTACATATGTTGGAAACGCTGATGAAAGTCTAACGGCAAAGAGTTATTTAATACTTGATAATATAAATACTGATTTCAAAAATGGCCGCTTAAAAGATTGGCATAGCATTACTGTTATAGGTGGTGAAAATTATTTCAATGTTGAGTTTCATAACTTCCAAGATTATAACAATTCTAGAAGCAATGTTTATCTAACCGGTGGCGGAATTTTACATACCGGTGATGGTGATAATGGTATGATGAATCTACATATCGCAAATGGCATAGTAAACCCATATGAAAATAATTATGATACCAATGGTAATTATTTCTGGAATCGCTTTGCACAAGAACGCGAAGGTGGTGGTCAGTATTATGATGTAAGAGATTATGAAAAATTAACTGTAAATGATCTGATTATAGAAAATAATGGTGGACTTGTCATTGATATTAAAGATGCTAAACCTCTTTATCCTAATGATTATGTTTATATAGATGATGATTTTTATCATGATAAACATACACACCCAGATGGAAAATATGCTGGCTGGGGCCACGCAGCATTCAAAGGTAAACCAATTCCAGTATATCATCGCATAAATCATGATAGTGTTGATGTTAAGGGTACATCACATATTGCCCCAGAAGCAACATTATATTTAGTTGATCATACCTTAGAATCATATGATAATGAATCATTCTTTGCAACCTTTACACAAATGTTTATTGATGTCTTTGATGGTAATATTAGATTCGATGATTTCACAGACATTAAATTTTATTCTGATATCTATGGTATAGAAAGTTTAGACAATGAAACCGGTGTAGCTCATTTAAGCATAGCTGCATATATTGATGATCAACCTGGGGTAATTGCTTGGTGGTTAAAAGAAACATCATTAGGATTCCAAGATATCCCACCATTATCATCTGAATACGATGATGCTACAATGTCAACAATGTCAATGGTGACAACAACAGAAACACTTGAACCGTATCAGGTATCAAGAGCCTATAGCGCTAATATAACTGAGTTGAATAGAACTGAAGCATTACAACAGACTATCTATGGCTTTCAAAGCTGGGATGATCTTGATGCATTCATGGATTCGATCAATAAAGTTGAATATGCATCATTAGCTACAAGCAACCTGAATCTAATTAGCAACCGGGTTAATCAAATGTTTGATCGTTTGAGTGCTGGACATATGCGCGATAATAATGGTTTGAATATCTGGGCTGATCTATACTTCAGTGATGATTCATTAGATGGAACCGGCAATCATGGCATCGATGGCCACGGAACAGAATTTGCTGCTGGTTTGGATAAAATGTTCAATGATACAACATTTGGTCTAAGCGCAACATATACTGATTATACATCAACAGTTAATGATGATGGTGTTCACACAGATATTAAGTCTGAAGGTCTAGGTCTAAATCTGTATATGATGATGGACCAGGGCAATCTTAGACATAAAGCTATGCTAGGATACACCAGTTATAATAATACTGGTGATGATGTCCAGGATTTTGATTCAAGTGAAATGTTCGCATCATATCGGACTGAATTGACAATCAAAACTGATAGCCTGGAAATCAAACCATTTGCTGGTTTGCGCTACTCAATGGTTCAATTTGATGAAATCCGTGAAGATGCCGAAAACGGTTTGAAATCATTTGACCAGGACAGTCTAGAATCAGAACTTGGTGTAAAACTCGTTAAACAATTCAAACGCCTGGGTGTTAGTGTTTCAGGTGCTTGGATGCATGAATTCCTTGATTCACAGACCACCGCCGAAGCCTTTACTTCATTCGGTAATTTCTCACAAGATGGTATTGCCCGTGATGCTGATAGCTTCAGAGCCACAATTGGTTTTGAATACCAACTAACTGATAAAGTTACCCTGGACTTTGACTATGCCAAAGAACTGAGTGATAATTCCGAATCAGACAGTGTAAACGGTAAGATTACATTTAGATTCTAAACTAGTGTCCTACACGCCACGGGCGCCCAGTTTAAGCAATGCTTGGATTGGGCGCTTTTTTTGCACATACTATATCTTCACAATCAAAATTTAGGGGTTTTTATATTGAAATATGCAATAGTAGTTCTTTGTGTTTTTATAGTCCATACAATAATAGTCACAATCATTCATATAAATGGAAAATTAATAGAATATGAACTTGATAAAAACTATCGAAATCGAATGGAACAAAGACTTGATATAAATATAAGCGATAAAGAATGGAATGAATTTAGATATGGTGATAATGATACTATTAAAAAATTGATTAATAAATGGGATAATAAATCAAAATAGATTTGCAATTAGTGAATTAGGGTGTACTTTAATTATATAACAAGAACGTAATTAAAGGAATCAAGACAATGAAAAAATTAGTAATAATCTTAATGATCATCACCTTCAGCCTAAATGCACAAAATCCATCATTAGCGATAAAAGGATCTCAGGAAGCCGCAAGATTCGAAATTCAAGCACGGAATGAAGCACGAAATATAGCGCGACAAAAAGCGCAAAATGAAGCAAAACGTAGATCTGAACAAGCAGCACAAAATAAATTAAGACCATACGTTATTTTAAATATCAAATATAAGGGTGTAGTATATAAAAATTATCAGTGCAAAGTTTTACAAATTCGTGACTTCGCAAAAAATTATTTTTTAATTTTAACTGATCAAAATACTAAAATTCTAGTCCAAGTTGGCAAAAGTTCAAAACAAAAGGCTCTGGATGCATTAGATACATATACAAAACATTTGATTGATGAAGCACAAAATAAACCTTCATCAACACAAATAACTGTACGGGCTATAATTATGCAACAAAATTTATTAGATGAAGGTTGTCTTGTCCGTGTTTACGATTACAGAACCGGTAAGAAAAAATTAATTTATATTAACGAATCATATGATGTTGCAGATGGTGAAATAGTCGTAGGATCTCTAACTTTTTCAATTAAAAATAAATTCACTCTTACCAGGAAAGGATTGTATCGTTATTCAACTACATTTGGTACAAAAACAGTCGAAGAATATATATTAAACAAATGAAAGTAATGCCGCTAAAAAATAAAAAAACTTATGAAAAGTTGAATCTTTTAACGATTTCCCTTATAATAAACTATTATCAAAAAACAATTATAAGGGATTATTGCATGAATATCAGCGAAAAATTAAGAGAATTAAATTTAATATCCGGTAATGGAATAAGTAAAGTTTTTGATGATCTGTATCAAGATATTTTAACAATTGAGTATCATTCGGAATCAAAATTGTTAAATGAATTATGGAAAAAGTATAAATTAAATTATACAGGAAATCCAAGCTTAAACGGCGCTGTTTTTGAAGTGCTCACAGCTATAATTTTGTATAGATCAAATGTTTTACCATTTTATACTCAAGCCAGTTTGGCATTTGTCCCAAATATTAATTTTGATTTTGTTATCTACAGCAAAGAATATGGACCAATAGTTTTGTCTCTCAAAACGACTTTAAGAGAGAGATGGAAACAAGCAGATCTAGAAGGATTAATGTTAAAGTATGTTCACCGTAATTCAAAAACTTATCTTTTAACGCTTTCTGATGAAGCAAATAATATTAACAGAAAAATTGGAGAACGTACTATCCTGGGAATAAATGAAGCAATAATTTGTTCTTCAAAAGAATTTGATAATTTGATTAACTATTTAAAAACATTGGAACTTTACGTTCCAGAAAAAATTGAAACAATAACAAGTAAAGGATATGTAAAATGAACATGATAAAAAAACCGAAACCGATTAGTACCATATCTTATGATCAAGTCGAAATCATCGAAAATATTATGAATCTGTACATCAATAATAATCAATTTTGTTTAGATCCAACTTATTCTAAAGGTAATTTTTATAAAAATGGACGCGTTCCACAACCTCTACACAAAACCGATTTATACCCAAAATCAAAAAGTGTAATTAAAGCTAATGCTAATAATCTTCCATTTGAGCTTAATTCGCTAAATTCAATAATGTTCGATCCGCCATTTATAGTTGGTCACACAAAGAAAAAACCAACAGGCATTATAGGTGAACGTTTTCATGGATTTCCGTACATCAAAGATTTGTGGAAATGGTATGATGAATGTTTGACAGAATTTTATAAGATATTAAAACCAAATGGTGTTTTAGCATTTAAATGTCAAGATACTGTAAGTAGTGGTAAGCAATGGCTTAGTCATGTACATATAATAAATAAGGCTGAATCCTTAGGATTTTATACAAAAGATATGTTTGTTTTATTGGCCAAAAATAGAATAATTGGTCACAATCACGCAAACCAACAACACGCGCGCAAATACCACGCCTATTTTCTAGTATTTATTAAAAAATAATAGATTTATGATTATTTGACAATTAAGTTTAAAAAGTTATAATATGGATACTTGAAAATCAGAAACAATGATTTTAGGGTTATTCTAAATAGGGATTGTCAAATGGATAAAAAACAAACCAATAGGCTGATATTCTTCGTAGTTTTGATTTCAATAGGGACGATTATAAATTATTTTTTACATTTTCATGATGGGCTAAGTGATAATAATTCTGATTGGGGAGCTTTTGGCGATTATGTTGGTGGATTATTAAATCCGTTTTTTTCATTTTTAGCATTTATTTTTCTCATCTGGTCAATTCGTATTCAAATTTTGGAATTAGAATTATCAAGAAAAGCAATGACCCGTTCAGCTAATGCAGCAGAACAATCAAATAAATTGATAGAAATACAAAATGAATTAGAAGATAAATCTTTATACATTCAAGCCGCTTCAAATATTATTAATAATGTCAATAATGATAACTCGAAATTAAAGCGTATTCAAGATATTATAATGCGGTACATGGAACTGGTTGATTTATCAAAAGAAGAAATAAGTCATCATAATAGTAGTAAATCAGGTGAACCGCATTTAAATACTTCTATGAAAGAGATATTTTCTGATCCACAAAGAATATTATCAACAGGTAGAGATCCTATACATGAAAAAATAACTGATATAATAATAAATAATCAATTTAATTACAAAATCATACAAATTTTTGTTAATGCGGAAAAGAAAGTCCAAAATTATGATAATTTTTTTAATAAAATAATTACTTTATTAAATTTTATAGATGAATCTGAAATGTCAATAAAAGATAAACACAGTTTTGTTAAATTATTACTAGATCCTTTGAATCGTTGGGTATTAATAGGATTAATTTATTTTATTTATACTAAAGAAAATAAAAAAGCCATGTTTTTAATGAAATCGAAATTGGATTTGGTTAATGCGGTTAATCCCGATCATCGCAATTTATTTTCTGAATTTGGTGATTTATGAATAAAGAATATAGAACATCATATGGTTGTTATAGAGCCTCTAGCAATATCCAATTAAAGAATTAAAGGAAAATATAATGCGATTTGTAACTGGTATAAAAACAGATGATGGAAAAATTACGCATGTAATATCTACTTCGCTTACAAATGGTGAATTTTCTCAATCTGAATTATGGTCAGTAGAAAGGGCTATTAAATACCTAAATATGAAAGGAAATCTAATAACACTTAATATTGATGAAGCTGGTATAGCGTGTTTTGCAACCATCGATGTTTTCCAGGAAAATACAATAAGATCAACGATGAATGGTATACCTGTTGACAACCTATTAGATCTACCTAGAATATAAATGTATAAGCCGAATTTCAATTTAAGAGATATAGAAAAAGAAACAATTTTAAGGTGTCTTGAACATCATGATGGCCACCGGGGCAAAACAGTTGAATCATTAGGAATTTCTATAAAATGTTTACGAAATAAGCTTATTAGGTGGGATATGAGAGGTTATTTGAAACTTTATTATAAAACAACAGAAATATCTATACAACGTGAAGAATATTTAAAAAGTCTTTCAAAACGAACATCTAATAAAACAAAGGAATAATACAATGCGAAGATTGCACTTAATTATGTTAAATGGTCCAGAAACACGAATTTTGAATGAAAGTTTAGGTCTTGAAGCCGTTAAAATTCTCAAGAATAAATTCCAACATATTGATAATAATTTTGCTATGATAAAAAAAGAAATTGAACAACGACCTAAAGGTGCATTCGGTTAAACAATATGTTCCCAAAACCGGGCCCTCTATTCAGGCTTCCCCTATAGTAGAGGGCCCATTATTAACCCCCTGTATTAACCCCCTATATAAGGCCCCTCTATATGAACCCACACCAACAACACACTAATATGAATGAATATAAATTCACGTTAGGCTATGACACACACACATACCAAAGAGACTACATACACAATGCAATAGGCTATAAGGAACGCATCGATGTATTAGCTAGTGATTTAGAAACATCATTCATATTCACATACAATGCACCTAATCTAGAGGATGCACTCATTGGTGCTATGACTGATATACTAGAAGCATTACCCAGTGCAGAATTAATACATGTTAAGACCAGCTGATGTATTCTCATATCTATTGATAGGCATAGCAGCGTTAGTAATCACTGTGTTGTGGTATGCTGCTATTGGTGATATATAAGCGCCATTGGCATCGATCTATGGCCATTAGAACACATATAAGTCTATATAAAGTCTTAGATAAATAAACCAGGGGGATAATAATGGGCCCTCTACTATAGGGGAAGCCTGAATAGAGGGCCCGGTTTTGGGAACATATTGTTTAACC